AGGGGGCACACACGCATCACCCCGACTGCATGAGCGCAGAGGCCACCTGAGAAGGCTAAAAACAGGCAAGAACGTCTGGGTCAAGTCCTGCAAGGTTGGTGACGCAAGCAAGGGGGCGATATTTCACGACTATGCAATCAAGGAGAACACATGAAACTCAAATGGCAACAAGCCCCTGTCAAAACACAGTGGGGCGATGAAATGGTGGTAGCAAGTGTCGCCATCGACAACGACCACACGCTTTCTTTGTACTGTGAGCGCGACCAAACACCAAAGGTTGATGCAATGCTTGCACAGCGCAAGCCGCTGGCGGATGAGGAGATTGAAGAAGTTTGGCAGCGAGTCCAAGCGAGCGATTTCCACGACTGTGTAAAGCCTTTTGCCCGGGCCATCGAAGCCAAACTCAAGGAGAAGAACACATGAACACCGAGGACGAAGAATTTGAGCGCATTGAGCAAGAAATCAAGCGCAAGATAGGCAGACCGCCGATTGACCCGGCACACAAAAAGCAGATGGTGGCCGTAAGTTTGAGCATTCAGCAGCGGGAAAAGATGCGATTGCTTGGGGGCAGCGCATGGGTGCAAAAGCAGATCGAAAAGGCGAAATTGCCGTGACTGATCCGAATGAGGCGGTTAATTTCATCATCAAGAACTCGGTGAAGTTTGCAGAAGCTAAGGCGCAGCGGATTTACCTTGAGCAATTCCGAAGCACAAAGAAGTCGCTATTGATGAATGAAAGCACCGAGAAGGCGGCAAACGCAAGGGAGCAATATGCGTACAGCCATCCAGACTATCAAGAGCTTCTAAGCGGCTTACGAGCAGCGGTAGCGACTGAAGAAGAATTGAAATGGAAACTTGAAAGCGCCAGGCTAAGAGTGGAAATTTGGAAAACCCAGAGTTTTGCTGATCGGCAGCAAGACAAAACCATGAGATAGGAAACAAAATGGCATCCGTGAACAAAGCAATTATTGTGGGCAACTTAGGGAAAGATCCCGAAATGCGCTATTTGCCAAACGGTGACGCAGTGGCATCAATTACCGTGGCAACCACAGAAAAGTGGAAAGACAAGAACGGCGATCAAAAAGAGGAAACCGAATGGCATCAAGTTAGCTTTTTCGGCAAACTGGCAGAAATTGCAGGCCAGTACCTGAAAAAAGGTAGCGCGGTTTACATTGAAGGCAGCATCAAGACCCGAAAGTACACGGACAAAAACGGCGTGGAAAAATACGCCACAGGCATCAAGGCAACGAGTTTGCAGATGTTAGGCGGCAAAGAACAAAGCGAAGCACCACGCCAAGCTGCACCACAGCGCCAGCAAGCCCAAAAGCCACATGGCGGAGGGTTTGATGACATGGATGACGATATTCCCTTTGCCGATCCAATGAAGCGCCGTGCTTTTGCCTTATCGGTATGACCACAAAAGCAGAAAAACAGCACATGAACGCAGTAGCCCAAATGGGTTGCTGTGTTTGCTGGAGACTGTACGGGCCACATGAGCCAGCAGAAGTTGAATTGCACCATGCCAGGCACGGAACAGGAATGGGCCAAAGGTCTAGCCACATGGATGTTATTGGCCTTTGTGTTGAGCATCACAGGGGCAACACGGGAATCCACGGGCTAGGAACCAAGGGATTCACAAAGCACTACGGTTTCACAGAAGCCGATTTACTGCAAGACCTAAAGGAGCGCATGGGATGACATACGAGCCAATCAAGACTGAAGAACAATCGGGCAAATGGCTGGCTACATCAAAAATAGGGCCAATCCCTGCCAGAGTGCTGCGAGAAACCGAGAAAGAAGCCGTGGAAACAGTGAAGTTTTTGATTTCGCATCATTGCAACGTGCCGAAAGAAAGCATCCAAGACCCTGAGTGGAAGCAGACTAACGACATGTTTGGAAAAAAGTGGAACGGCAAGTGAAAACCCTAAACAAACCCATTGGAATAGATGACCAAGGAAACGAGGTATTTGTTTGTCAGTACTCTAAAAAGTTAGTCAGCACAGACAAAGCTATATTTTTGGGCGCTTTAATTCCAAGCGTCTCAGGGACATTTGTCTGTCATCCTGAGTACGGCCCACCCGCAAGAAAGCAAAGCAAGATATGGTTTGATGAAATGGACGCCAACTGCAACACCTGCAAGAACTTGGAGCGAATCCAGCATAAAAAGTGCAGCGCGGGGTTTTTGCAGGGTGTTTGCAAAGTCAGCGGAGAAAAGATAAGGTTTCACCCGCATGACTGGATGGGTAAAAAATGTTGGGAACAGCGTTAATAGCTAAAAGCCATATAGCCATATAATCGGCGCATCTTAGGCTAACCCGAGGATAAAGGCGATATGAGCAACAAAATATTGAAGTCTGGTGATAAGCGCAAACCACCAGCAGCAGGAATGGGGCGCACTAAAGGTAGCCAAAACAAGGTCACAAAGGACGTTAAAGAGGCGATTGCGCGATTCGCAGAGGGTAACGTGCATAAGCTAGAAGAATGGCTAGAAACGATTGCCTATGGTGATGGCGATCAAGTAAAGCCTGACCCAGCTAAAGCGGCTGACCTTTACATGAAGGTTATTGAATACCACATTCCAAAGCTAGCCCGAACTGAGATTGCAGGCGATGAAGAAAAGCCATTGCAAACAATTATCAAGTGGCAGCAGTAAAAGAAATCACCATCCCGTATTCGCCACGGGATGCCTTCAAACCTTTTCATGATCGGAGTGCGCGGTGGGCCTGTTTAGTAGCCCACCGCCGAAAACCGTGCTGGAAAGACTGTTTCTTGCATTAACGACCTGATACGCCGTGCCTTTGTTGATGACAAGGTAAATGGGCGTTATGCCTACATTGCGCCTTATTACTCCCAGGCTAAAAGCATTGCGTGGGACTACCTGCTGAGATACACGGCTGATGTACGGGTAAGCGCAAACGCCTCAGAGCTTTGGGTTGAATTGCTCAATGGGGCAAGGATTCGATTGTTTGGCGCTGATAATCCTGACGCATTGCGTGGCCTGTATCTGGATGGTGTGATTCTTGATGAGGTTGCAGATATGCGGCCTAGGGTATGGGGCGAGATCATTCGGCCATTGCTTGCAGACCGTGAGGGATGGGCGGTGTTTATTGGAACGCCAAAGGGCCATAACTTCTTCTATGAGATATGGAAGACCGCAAACGCCTCAGAATCGTGGTTTGCTACGTCAATCAAGGCCAGCACTTCAGGGCTGATTAAGGCCGAAGAATTGGCAGACGCAAGCCGTGGCATGACTGAAGATCAATATGAACAAGAGTTTGAATGCTCATTTGAAGCGGCCATATTGGGTGCGTACTACGGCAAAGAGCTAAAACTATTGGAAGACGCTGGAAGGCATACAACGGTTGAATATGACCGAAGCCTGCCAGTGTTTACCGCATGGGACTTGGGTTATCACGATGACACAGCTATTTTCTTCTATCAGGTCACGCACTCTGAGATTCATGTCATTGATTACTACAGCGGTTCAGGATTGGCTATTGAGGACTACGCCAACGCTGTTAAATCAAAGCCATACCGCTATGAAAGGCACAATCTACCGCATGACGCACGGGCCAAGACCCTCGCATCGGGTGGAAAGTCGGTTATTGAACAGTTAGCCATGCACCTGGGCATTAGCAAGCTGGCGATTGTGCCTAGTTTGTCGGTGCAAGACGGTATTCAGGCTGCACGGGTAATGATGCCAAGGGTATGGTTTGACCGTGATAACTGCGAGACAGCGGTGGAGTTGTTAAAGCAATATCAGCGTGAATGGGATGAAGACAAAAAGACATTCCGCGATAAACCAAGGCACGATAACACCAGCCACTGTGCAGACGCTTTCCGCATGATGGCCGTGAGTTGGCAAGAAAATAAGCCAAAAAACGAAGAAAATGTGGATATTTTTGCAATAAAAGGCGAAAATGGGCGTATTGTCACTGCCCCACTAGATGACCTGTGGAAAGAAACATCAAGGCGAAACGAGCGAATATGAACGCAATTCCGGCCAAGCACTTTGCAATTCCCCCGTATAAAGCTGAGATGGTTGGCCCTAGTTGGGCGGGTGTAATGAATGCTCAGGGGTTTAACTGCCTGACATTCCCCGATAAGCCGGGTGCTGTCTTCACCACTATGGAAAAAGCCGAAGCAATCGCCAAAGAATGGAACGCACAATGAAGAAAATCAATCCCGTTAAAGAAGCCAAGCGCTGGAAAAACGAACTCAAGCAAGCCAAGCGCGAAGATGAAAAATGGATTAACCGCGCCAAAAAGATTGTTCGCCGCTATCGTGATGACAGAACAGCCTCGCAGGTGTCAAAGAGGTATAACATTCTGTGGAGCAACATTCAAACAATGTTGCCAGCCCTGTACGGCAAAACACCTAGAGCGCAGGTTGAGCGCCGCTGGAAGGATAAAGACCCTGTTTCTCGCACAGCGGCCACAATCCTAGAGCGTGCGCTGCAATACGAAGTTGACCACAACGCTGATTACGACCATGCCATTAAGTCGGCGGTGTTGGATCGTTTGCTGCCAGGCAGAGGCGTGGCTTGGGTGCGCTTTGAGACTAAATCAGTCGAGACAGTGGGCGAAAGCATAGAAGTCTCTGATGATGCTGAAAACGAAGATGGGATGAGTGGATCAAGCATTGATATGTACGGCGAACAGCCCGAAATCAATGTTGAGACAACGCCCGTGGATTACGTTTATTGGGAAGATTTCCGTTGCACACCTGCCCGAACGTGGGAGGAGGTGACTTGGTGTGCTCGCCGGGTTTACATGGCAAAAGAGGAAGTCATTGAGCGATTTGGCGAGGAATTTAAAGACATTACCCTGACACACGAGCCTCTTGGCCTCGATGAAATGAAAAAGGCCGGGGCCAGTGAAGCCGACATGGAAAACATGCGTAAGGCTGAGATTTGGGAGATTTGGGATAAGTCAAGCGAGTGCGTCTATTGGGTGGCAGAGGGCGAAGATAAGCTGCTTGACCACAAATATGACCCTTATGGCTTGGATGGTTTCTGGCCTATTCCCCGTCCACTCTTTGCCACACAGACCACAGATACGCTTGTTCCGGTTCCTGATTACGCACTGTATCAAGACCAAGCGGACGAGATTGACAAGCTGACAAACCGCATTTCGATGCTAATTGAAGCGGTCAAGGTGGTGGGCGTGTATGACGCCAGTCAAGCAGGTATTCAAAGGATGCTTACCGAGGGGTTCGACAATCAGTTGATCCCGGTGGATTCATGGGCCGCATTTAGTGAAAAGGGCGGCATCAAGGGCACGATTGACTTTATGCCACTGGATCAGGTGTTGCAAGCACTGCAATCCTGCTACAACAGCCGCGAGGCCGCCAAACAAGTCGTATATGACGTCACGGGATTGAGCGACATTATTCGTGGTTCTAGCGTGGCAAGCGAGACAGCTACTGCCCAGCAGATTAAGGGCCAATACGCCTCTATGAGATTGAAGCGTATGCAAATGGATGTGGCACAGTTTGCTAGCGAGTTGCTACGCATCAAAGCGCAAATGATGTGTGACCTGTATAGCCCACAAAACCTCATTGAAATGTCGGGGATTATGGGCACGGATGATGCTGTTTATGCCGAACAAGCCATTCAACTGATGAAGTCTGAGCCTGTACGCTCATTCCGCATTGAGGTGGCATCGGATAGCCTGGTTGAGATGGACGAGGCTCAGGAAAAGCAGTCTCGCACCGAGTTCATGACCGCATTCGGCGTGACCTTGCGCGATGCCTTGCCGATTGTGCAGCAAGTGCCTGAAATGGCCCCATTGATCGGCGAAGTGCTGACATTCGTGGTGCGTACCTTCAAGGGTGGCCGACAGCTTGAAAACGCTTTGGAGGGCACTATCGAGAAGATGAACGCTCCAAAAGAGCCACAAGGCCCAAGCCCTGTCGAGCAGTTTAAAGCGCAGCAAGCCCTGCAACTGGAGCAGGTGAAGCAACAAGCGGAGACTGAGCGCCAAGCCTATAAAGCGCAACTTGAATCTGAGACAAAATTAGAAATCGCACGGATGCAGACTGAGGCGCAAGCTAAACCAGTCAATCAATTTACTGTGGATAGCGGTGGCAAACTGGACAATATCGCCGAAACAATTACTAACGCTGCCATGCAAAATGGCGCGGGTATTGCCGAGGCGGTAAATAACTTAGGCCAGGTGGCGGCGGTTCTGGTGGGAGCAGTGGATGAAATGAAGCGCCCAAAGCGCCGAGTTTTGGAGCGTGACTCGATTACAGGCAAAGCTATAGCCGCCGTGGAAGTAACTGATTAAAATAAGCAAACTCAGGGAATATCATGGATTCTGATCTCGCACGACACGATGAAAGGCTTAAAGCTGTGGAAAATAATATCTCAAAGCTGGACAAGAAAATCGATGGCTTGACGGCAGATATTCATGAAATCAAACTGCTTATTGCCCAAACACAAGGGCAGGCGCAAGGTGTTTGGTGGGCGATGATGGCATTTGGTGCGGCGGGTGGTGCAATTGCTTCGTTCGTAATGAAATATTTGCCATTTTTGCGGTAACAAAATGCACGCGGTTGACAAAACTCTCGCAGATGCAGACAGCTACACAGCAGCAGTTCCCATTACGGGCTGGACAGGCACTGGCCCATTTACGCGCACCGTGACCGTGGCCGCTTTGACAGCCGACGACAAGACTTTGATTGATCTTGACCTGAGCGCCACGCCCTTTGCCAGCGTGGCCTCCGTGCAAAACGCCTATGCGCTGATCTACCGAGCCGAACCGGTGGCCGGAGGCCTTACGCTGTACGCCACGGCCGTGCCCTCGACAGCCTTCAATCTGACCGTGGTGGTGCTCTGACATGGATGCACTCATCACGCGCCGATCACCGCCTGCGAGCGTTGTATCACCTGTTTTGACGCCTTGGGTCCGCAACCCAAATTGGTTGACCTTGCCAACAGTGTTGGCCACAGAACAAAAGTTTGTAGGCCTGCACGCTATTTGGCCTGACTCCAATTTTTTGGCTGTTTCCGCTGCTGGTGCATTTACGGTCAACTGGGGTGACGGCACGGTACAAAACTTCGCCGCTGGCGTGGTCGCTCAAAAGCAGTACGACTTCAACAGCCCCGCTTTTGTGGGCACAGATGCAGGCGGAGCACTGCCATACCGACAAGCAGTTGTCACGATCACGCCCCAAAGCGGCCAAACGCTGACCATCCTGAGCCTCAACCATCGCCACACCGCGATGGGTGTGACGATCTATTGCTCCGGTTGGCTCGACATGGTGATTTCCGGGCCGTCTCTGACTAACTTGTCCATCTCGTCGTCGAGTCAGAACGTGAATCACTTGATGCTTGAACAAGCAAGCCTGCTCAGTAACAACAGCGCAAGTTTCTTTGGTGTTTTAACTGCTTGCCGGGCTTTGCGTAGCATCCCGACATGGTTCATTCGACCCTCGGGCGCTGTCAATCTGAATTCGATGTTCAAATATTGCTCCAGCCTGCAAACGGCTCCGATGATGAACACGCAGGCCGTCAACAACATGAGCAACATGTTTTCTGGCTGCACAAGTCTGCAAGTCGTGCCTTTGTTGAACCTCCAGGCCGTCACAAGCACGGAGCAAATGTTCTTCGACTGCATCAGTCTTACCAATGTTCCTTTACTAAACACGCAGTCCTGCACAACTATGGCGGGCATGTTCCAAAACTGCATGAGTCTGCAAACGGTGCCGCTGCTGAACATGCAGTCAGCTATCAATTTGAGCAGCATGTTTGCTAACTGCAGCAGCTTGCAAACGGTGCCGTTATTCAACACTGCAACAGTCACCAACATGACCAGCATGTTTTCCAGTTGTATCAGCTTGTTGTCCGTGCCTTTGTTCAATACGGCTGCGGTTAACAACATGACCAGCATGTTTTACGGTTGTATCAGCTTGCAAGCTGTTCCGCTTTTTAACACTGTTGCCGTCACAGTGATGACAAGCATGTTCCTAGGCTGCATCAGCTTGCAAACGGTGCCGTTGTTCAATACAGCCGCAGTTGTGAACATGAACAGCATGTTCCAGTCTTGCTCCAGCTTGCAGCTTGTACCGGCCTTCAATATGCAGGCGGTTCCTGACGGTGGTATGACAAACATTTTTGCAGCATGCCCCAGCCTTTTGCGTATTGCAATGGTGGGTGTGCGGATCTCTTTTTCCGTTGCGGGCTGCAAGCTCAGCGCCGCCGGACTCAACGAGATTTACACAAACTTGGCCACAATTGCTGGTCGAACGATCACTGTCACCTCGAACTGGGGAACTACTGGCGACAACCCCGCCATTGCCACCGCAAAGGGCTGGACCGTGGTGGGCAGCTAACCAATCAAAGCACATTCAGGACACGACCATATGCCTTACTACAAACGCGACGAACACACGATCTATTGGGGCATTAGCGTCAATGGACCCGATGGGCTTTATCTCACTGAGGACGCCCATGCTAAGTACGTTTATCCAGTCGATGGCTGGTGGTGGTTTGCAAATCTTGACGATGCAATTATTCATTTTGCCGATCAGATCAAGGCCGACCCGGCGTTGTTCAAAGCTGTAGAGAAAACAGAGGATAAAAATGGCTAATATCTACCTTTCCAGCCGCACGGGACAAACTGTAACGTCCCAACTGTATGACGGCGCAACAGTCGTAGGAACGCCTATCAGCATGACCGAGATTGGCACTACTGGCGAGTATTTTTGTGACGTAACAAGCGGAACAGCCGCAGGAGATTACTTGGTGATCTTCTTTGTCGGTGGGCAATCAATTGGCAGTGGTCAACTGTATTGGGATGGTACAAGTGAGACTGTTCCGGGATTGGAAAGCATTCCAAACGCCGTGCTAGGGGCTACGGTTGAGACTGGTGCGACTGTTGTTGAGTCTTTGCGCTTGCATAACAGTGTATTAGGCGGCAAGGTTTCGGGCGGCGGTAGCGGTGTTGAGACATTCCGCGACTTGGCCGATACAAAAGACCGTCTGGTGTCTACAAACACGGCAACGGGCGACCGGACAGCCGAAGTCGCTGACCTGACCTAAAGGATTGATATGAGTGCATTGGCGCAATTAGCAAAAATCGGGGTTAAGGGCACTGACGCTTTGGTTGATGCTTTGCGCTCTGCCAAAAAGTTTGTGGCCCCTCAAGATGAAGCCTTAATGTTGGCGCAGCAACGGGCGGCTTTGCCTGTTGAAAAGGGTGGGCTTGGCTTGTCGCCAACAAACACGGCGGCAGAACGTGCGGCGGCAATGGGCTTTGATACAAATATGCCTCTTTATCATGGGACGGGCGCAGACATTAAGGCGTTTGACCCACGCATGGCAGGCAAAAATGATAGGGGTTTATGGGGGAAGGGGCAATATCTTGCAACTTCACCAAATACAGCAAGCAGTTACGCCCTCCGCGAGGGTGATGGGGCCAATGTTATACCTGCATACATTGCAGCAAAAAACCCAATGAAAGTTACAACTGGAAAAGACCTAATTACAAGGATGCCAGATGGAACGAATACAAGAGATTTAATTGGAAGCAATTTAGATGGCGCTAAGATTAAAGAAATTGCACAATCTGCTGGACATGACAGTGTTTTTCAAGTAAAGCCTAACGGCGATATTGGGGATATTGTCACATTTAACCCTGAAAACATCCGTTCAAGATTTGCGGCTTTTGATCCGTTTCGTAGAACAGCGGCAACAGCGGCAGCTATGGGTGTTGCATCGCCTGATTTGTTGGCTCAAGAACTCCGCAAGAAGTAATGAATCATTTCCGCGCTAATCACTTTGCTGCGTGGCACTTTGCCTCTAATCAATTTAGGGGCATTGCGGTCACGCCGCAACCTGACCAACACGATGGGTTTGGCTATTGGGAAGAGTATTGGAAAAAGCTCCACAAAAAGAAAAAGGCTGAACCGACAATTGAGGAAATTGTCGAGGCGGTGCAAGAAAACCCGATTAGAGCGCTGCAAGCCGTACCTGAAGCACGGGCCAAATTCAAAGAGGTTGATTATTCAGCAGTTAAGCAAAATGCCGATTTAGCTCTATTCATAGCGCAAGAGTTAATGATTACGCTAGAATTGCGCCGCATTGAAGACGA